TTGACTGCGTCTTCGTAGGAAACCGCTTTATCGGTCACGTTGGCCTTCTGCAGAACAGTATCTACAACTTGCTCTTCCAGTACAACCGAACGTACTTCGTTCATTTGCTGGTCGTTCTTGTAGTACCAGGCAACCACTTGCTCGGGCTCTTGATAGGCCGAAGCCATCTCTTCGATCAGCTCACGCACGCGGGCTTCGTCCGGCTTCAGCTCGAACTGCTTGACCACTTCGGCGACGATCAGGCCCAGCACGACACGGCGCTTGGCTTGTTCTTCGAACAGCTCGGCCGGCAGTTGGTCAGGCTTGATGTTGCCACCGAACTGCTGAACGGCTTGCACGCGCAGGCGATCAACTTCATTGCCGATCAGCGCCTTCGGCACCTCGACCGGGTTGGCAGCCAGCAGGCCGTCCATTACCTGGTTCTTGACCTTGGACTTGATGGCCTGGCGCAGTTCGCGCTCCATGTTCTTGCGGACTTCGGCGCGGAAACCTTCCAGACCGCCTTCCTTGATACCGAACAGGGCGAAGAATTCGTCGTTCAGCTCAGGCAGTTGCGGGGCGGAAACCTCGTTCACGGTAACGGTGAACTCGGCGGTCTTGCCGGCCAGATCGAGGTTCTGGTAATCCTCGGGGAAAGTCGGGTTGATCACGCGCTCTTCACCAGCCTTGGCACCAACCAGAGCATCTTCGAAGCCCGGAATCATGCGGCCAGAGCCCAGCACCAGCTGAGTACCCTTGGCGCTGCCGCCAGCGAAGGCTTCGCCGTCGATCTTGCCAACGAAGTCGATGTTCAGCTGGTCACCGTTCTCGGCAGCACGCTCAACAGCTTCGAAGCGGGTATTCTGCTTACGCAGAATGTCCAGCATGTTATCGACGTCGCTATCAACCACGTCAGCCTGCAGGCGCTCGATGGAAATGCCATCCAGGCCAGTGACCTCGAACTCCGGGAACACTTCGAAAGTGGCCACGTATTCCAGTGCCTGGCCCTTCTCGAAGGACTTCGGCTCAACCGACGGAGCGCCGGCCGGGTTCAGCTTCTGCTCGACCACGGCTTCGTAGAAGGTAGCCTGGATCAGGTCGCCCAGGGCTTCCTGACGAGCGGCGTCTTCGTAACGCTGACGGATAACGCTCATCGGCACCTTGCCAGGACGGAAGCCAGGAACCTTGGCGCGACGGGCAGTCTGTTGCAGACGCTTGTTGACTTCAGTCTCGATGCGCTCGACGGGTACGCCGACGGTCATGCGACGCTCAAGAGCAGAAGTGCTTTCAACAGAAACTTGCATGGATATTCCTCGTTGCACAGACATAAGCCGGCTCGAACCGGCCCCGAATCAAGGCCAAGCATTCTAGAGGGTCAATATGAAGAAGTCACCCTAGAAGCAGGCGGCAATCGGGAGGATTTGTAAAGATGGTGCGGACGGAGAGACTCGAACTCACCACACCCCGACTGCCAGGCCTGGAGGCCTTGATTTGTGTGAATGGGCGCGTGTGCGTGAGCGTGAATCTGTTCCCAGCTTGTTCCCAGTGAGAACGAGCATGAGTGCTCAACACCGCAGGCGGCGGCATTCTACACGGATTTATTTTGAGGCAAAGCAAAAAGGTAATTTTGGTAATCGTGAGAGCTTAAAGCCCCTGAAGCCCTTTATTTTCAATGGCTTATCAGTAGCTCATAAAGGTAATAAATCAGTAATCGGAAGGTTAGGAGATTACCTAGACGACTGGCTAGAAGAGGGAAAATCAAAATCCTTTAAAATCAGTAGCTTACAAAAATATTACCTCCATCATTACCCAGAATTACCAGCCAAGGTAATCGGGAAAACCCAGTAAAACCGGGGCCTGTAGTGCTGCCAGATCATCCAATTACGAAAATTACCCATTCCAGATCTCGCGTCAGCCGACCTAGACAGAAAGCAGCCTCCCCGCCCCCAGCATGAGTCCCTTGGTGCAGGGATTCGCAGGGTTTTGCCACAGCCTGAATACTGCATGCAGTACATAGCCTGGGCCACATCGAGCAGTCCGCAGGGGTGAAGAAAAAGCACCCTATTTAGCCCGCCGGCGTGGCGTGGGGACGAGGGCGCGCGCCGGGTGCTAACACCTTCCCGATCCAATAGACTTGAGGTCCACCGTCGGTCTGGGGAAAGCAATGAAGCGAGATATGGGATTGATTCGGTTGCTGCTGCTAAGACTCGAAGAGCTCGATCAGGATGGCCAAAGCGTCTATCACTTCCGCGAAGGTGACCCTGATATTGATATCGAGGGCTACAGCTGGGAACAGATTTCGTACCACTACGATCTAGCGGACGAGGCTGGGCTTGTCGACATGGGCAGCGATGGCATCATGAACGGCTTTCTATTTAGACGACTTACTTGGGCAGGTCATGACTTTGTTGATGCAGTGAGGGACGAAGAAATCTGGAGAAAGACCAAGGAAGGAGCGCTGGCGGCTGGTGGAATCAGCATCGATTTGGTGAAAGATCTTGCCAAGGGATTCGTCCGCAAGAACATTGAGAAGCTCACCGGTATTGAGCTCTAAAAAAGCCGCCTCATGGGCGGCTTTCGTGCTTCTGCGTTGCGCTCAGCTGGCGGCGCTGATGGGCAGCTCATACGGCGTGAACCGCACGACCTCCTCCCCTACCCAGTCATTGATCTGCATGAGCCGGGCTTGCACCGGCTCCAGCTCATTGACGGCCCACACCTGGGCGGCCTCTCGGATTGAGCCGAAGCCCCCAGCGTTCTGCGGTACCACGCCCATCAGCTGCGGCGGAATGCGCAGCATGGCGAGCTGGTCATCGCGGCTGATGTTCTTGATGGCGCCAAAGTCATCCTTGGCCGCCACCTCACTGATCGGGATCAGCTGGATGCCGTCCTTCTTGCCGTTCGGCGCGTACATGAACAGGTTACGGAAGTTGCCCGGCCCCTTGCTGTCGCGCATCGCCTTGCGCAGGTCCTTGACGTAATTCTCGTCGAAGGCCGCGTCGGTCATGTACAGGATGAATCCAGCATGCGAGCCGTTGGCGAAGTACTTCCGGCGGAACAGCGTGGCCGCCTCATTCAACAGCGCGCTCTGCAGGCCTGGCAGCCACTCCGGCAGACCGTAAATCTCCTGGTTGATATCGGCCTCACGCAGATGGCAAACGCTGCCGCGCTTGAACTCGTGTTCGTCTTTCCAGCCGCGCACCTGGTAGTACGTATCGAGATCCACCCCGCGCCGCATGTACTTGGCCAGGCACGGCAACAGCCCCAGGGCCTGCCGGAGCATGTTGTTGCGTTTCTCGAGATACAGGTTGCCCGACCACCCCCAGTCCGTGACGATCTGCTCGAACGCAGCCCGGCTCAACAGCTTGTGCGGAATGAAGGTGCGGGACAGCGCGTTGCGCTTGAACACCAGGGCAGATGGCAGATAGACGCCCGCTTTCGACGCCTTCGCCAGGTTGTCCAGCGAGACGGGCGGCTCGTACCAGCGCCCATTTGCGTAGCACTCCAGGTAATCCAGGAAGTCACGCCCATCGAGCACCGCCGTAGGCTCACCGAAGGTAAAGGCCATGCCGCCGGGCGTGCTGGCGGCCGGCTGCTCAGTGATTGTCTCGTTGCTCATCAATAGAACTCCATAACGCCCGTATTGGCTGCCGTCTGGCCTTCCAGGGGCTCGTTGTGCAAAGCGTGGAACAGCGCCCACGCCAGATCGGCGTGGCCCGTGTTGTCGTTGCGGCCTGCGGTGTAGGTGAACTGCCGCCCGCCCGGCGTGACCGTCTTGCGAATCGCCATCAGCGACTGCGCCATGTCCGTCCAGCCGGCGTCGAACTCAAGGCGGCCCTGGCTGATCACATGCCATGCCTTCATCACCAGGCGCGTTTTCACCTCGGGGCTGTAACTGAACGTCGTCAGGCCTGGGAAGAACTGGCGCACCAGCTGCGCCACGGCGCTGCCGATGCCGGTGGTATCGATACCGATATAGGTGACCCAATAGCGCTGGGTGACCTTCTGAATCGTCCTGGCCTGGCTGTCGAAGTCCATGCCCTTGAACTGGTGGCGCTCCAGGATGCGGAATTTCCCGCCCGGTACCGCCGGCGGCGCCACCACCACCAGGCCGGCCGAGTCGCCGCTCTCCGCAGGGTCATAGCCAAGCCAGACCTGCCGCGAGCCAAACGGGCGCATTTCCAGCGGTTTGAAGTCATCCCAGTCAACCCAGCTATCCACCATGCCGCTCTGCAGCATGCTCAGCGGGAAGATGCTCGCCCCGTCGTCGACGAACTGGCACATCAGCAGATTCTGGAACGCCGCCGCGTCGTACTCGCGCCGCAGCTCGTCGATGTCGAACAGATCGCAGCCCCGGTCGGCCGCATCCAGAATCGTCACAATCTGGCGCCAGATGGCGTCCTCGCACAGCCGGCCCTGCTGCAGCTCGGCGTGGCTTACATCCAGATTGATATGCTCGGCCGAAGGCTTGCCCTTGTTGAACCGCTCGCCCGTCCAGAAGGTGTAAGCCTCATGCGCCATGCTGCTCGGCGTCGAGAAATACGTCCGGCGGTAGCGCTTCTGCATCGCCATGCCGCTGGCGACCTTGTTCAGCTCCTGGAATTTGTAGGTCCAGAAGAACTCGTCAAAGTAGAAGTTGCCGTGATAGCCCTGAGCGGTACGCGCGTTGGTGCCCAGGAAGTGCAGCTCGGCGCCGTTCGGCAGAATGATCGGGTCACCGGCCAGGTCCACCCCGATCACATCCCGCGCGAAGGCCTGGATATACGCCTTGAAAATGTGCGCCTGCGCCTTCGACGCAGACAGGAAAATCTGGTTACGCCCAGTGGTCAGCGCATCGATCAGCGCCTCGCGAGCAAAGTAGAACGTGGCGCCAATCTGGCGGCTTTTCAGAATGACCCGCGTGCGCTGATTGCCTGCGCGGTGCCAGTCGAGCTGGTAGTCGAAGCACCCTTCGAGGAAGGCCTCGACCAGCTTCTCGGTCTGTTCCTCGGTAATGTCGTTGCGCTTGGGCTTCCGCTTCGGCCCGGCGTTGCGCTTATCCAGCTCCGGGTTTAGCTCGGCCTCGGTACCGCCCTTCTGGAAGCGATCAATCCGCGCTTGCCGCTCCAGCTGCCGGTGCAGCAGGTCGATTTCCTTGTAATCGGCGCCCGACTTCGGGTCTTTCAGAATCAACTGAACAAGCCGCGCTTCAGTCGCAGCCTGGATCCGCTCCAGCGGCGTAGCGCGGTCCCACTCGTCGCGGGCCTTCCAGCTGTGCAGGGTCTTTTCTTTCTCGCCGATCAGCTCGGCGATTTCGCACACGCGATAGCCCTGCCAATACAAGTGCTTGGCGTGGCGGCGGTGATCGGTGGGCAAATCGACGATGGCATTCATGGCGCCGATGCTGCCGTTCGCGCGCGCGAGCCCCTACCAGCGCGCCCTGTACCGCGCCCCGCTACAGGCTCAGCGCGTTGCCGCCTCTGCCCAGCCTGCCGACCATGCCCTCAACGCGAAACCCGCACCGAGGATCACCCCGCATGGCCGCCACCAAGAAAACCGTCTCCAAATGGACCCGCATTGCCGTCGAAGGCGCCACCACCGATGGCCGCAACATCGAGCGCAAATGGATCCAGGAGATGGCCCAGCAGTACAGCCCCAACACCTACGGCGCTCGCCTGAACTGTGAGCACCTGCGCGGCGTCTGGCCGGGCAGCGACTTCGGCGCCTACGGCGACGTGGTCGCCCTCAAGGCTGAAGAGATCGACATCGACGGCAAGAAGAAGCTGGCTCTATTCGCGCAGATGGCGCCCACCGACACCCTGATCGAGCTGAACAAGAAGGGGCAGAAGGTCTACACCTCCATCGAGGTCAACCCCGACTTCGCCGACACCGGCAAGGCCTACCTGGTCGGCCTGGCCATCACCGACAGCCCGGCCAGCCTGGGTACCGAAATGCTCCAGTTCAGCGCCAAGAACGGCACCCTGGCCAACCGCAAGCAAGACAAAGACAACCTCTTCACCGCCGCCGAAGAAACGGCGCTTGATTTCGATGAAGTCGACGACACCCCCAGCATGTTCGCCGGCCTGAAAACCCGCCTCGGCGAGCTGCTGAAACTGAGCAAGGACAAGGAAGGCAAGGACGCAGTTCACTTCGCCGAACTGGGCGAAATGATCGAAAGCCTGGCTGAGCACGGCGCCAAGCAGGCCGACGCCTTCGCCAGCGTGCAGACCGCCCACAACAAGCTCCAGGCAGCCCACGACAAGCTGTCCACCGACTTCGCCGACCTGGTCAAGCGCCTCAGCGAAACCGAAGACCACAGCCAGCAGCCCCAGCGGCCGGCCAACCCCGGCGGTGACGGTGCTGTCGTCGCCGAGTTCTGACCCCAAGCCGCCACCACGCCACCAGTTCGGAGTAACACCATGCAGAAGCACACCCGCATCGCCTTCAACGGCTACATGGCCAACCAGGCGAAAATCAACGAAGTCGAATCGGCCACGGTGACGTTCACCGTCGCCCCGACCCCGGCGCAGAAGCTGGAAAAAGCGATCCAGGAATCGAACCGCTTTCTCACCAAGATCAACATCATCCCGGTCGACGAGCCCGAAGGCGAAGCCATCCTGCTCGGCGTCAACGGCCCGACTGCCAGCCGCACCAAGACTGACGCGGCTACCGGCAAAAAGCGCAAGCCGCGCGATGTCAGCGCCCTGAGCAAAGACACCTACGCCTGCAAGAAAACCAACTTCGACACCGCCTTCCCCTACGCCAAGCTCGACGCCTGGGCCAAGTTCCCCGAGTTCCAGACCATGCTGTCCGGCTCCATCGCCGTACAACAGTGCCTGGACCGCATCATGATCGGCTTCAACGGCACCAGCGCCCAGGATGACACCGACCTCGACGCCAACCCGATGCTGGAGGACGTCAACATCGGCTGGCTGCAGAAAATCCGCGTAGGCGCACCGGACCAGGTCATGAGCGAAGGTGAAGTCACCGCCGGCAAGGTCACCGTAGGCGCCGCCGGCGACTACAAAACCCTCGATGGCCTGGTCTTCGATGCCATCCAGCTACTGGCCCCGTGGCACCGCAAACGCAAAGACCTGGTCGTCATCGTTGACCCGCAGCTGCTGCACGAAAAGCAGCTCAAGGCAGTCGAGAAAGGCGCCGAGTCCAACGTCGAAGAAAACGCCGCCGACGAGGTAGTCACCAAGGGCCGCCTGGGCGGCCTGCCCATCGAGCACGACGCCCCCTTCTTCATCGACGGCTGCGTGCTCATCACCCCGCTGAGCAACCTGTCCATCTACGTCCAGAGCGGCAAGCGCCGTCGCCACATCCGCGACGAGCCGGACTTCGACCAGGTCGCCGACTACCAGTCCTCGAACGAGGCCTATGTCATCGAAGACTTCGGCGCCATCGCCCTGGTCGAGAACATCGAGAAGGTATAAGCCATGGCATCCCTTGCCCAACGCACCCAACTGCGCAAGCGTGCCGAAGCGGAATCGGCGCGCACCGCACCGCCGGCGCTCATGGACGGGCTCACCACCTACGAGCTCATGCTCGCCAAGCTGCAACAGGATCAACTGCGCCTGAAACAGGTGCAGTCGAACCGCAACAAGGCGCTTCTGAAGGCCGAGCTGCTGCCGGAATACGCCGACTACGTTGCCGGCGTGCTCGCCGGCGGCAAGGGCGCGCAAGACGACGTATTCGTCACCGTCATGCTCTGGCGCTTCGACGCGGGCGACTTCGCTGGCGGCCTGCAGGCTGCGGCCTACGTGCTCCAGCACGATCTGAAAATGCCCGAGCGCTTCAACCGCACCACCGGTTGCGTGGTCGCCGAAGAGATCGCCGAGGCCGCCCTGCGCGCCCTCAAGGCCGGCACCGGCTTCGACCTCGAAGTCACCCTGCAGGCCAACGAGCTCACCGAGAGCCACGACATGCCCGACGGCGCCCGCGCCAAGCTCATGCTCGCCATCGGTCGCCTGTACGCGCTCAAGGTCAAGGACGATGCCAGCGGCGAAGACCTCGGCAACCTCGTCAACGCCAAGGAATACCTGACCAAGGCCATCAGCCTGTACAGCGCCTGCGGCGCCAAAAAGGATCTGGAGCGCGTAGACCGCCTCCTCAAGAAACACGCCGACACCAACGGCTAACCGAGCGTCCCACGCACCCGGCGGCTCGGGGCCGATCAGCTGCTTACTCCTTCGCACGCTGTGACGCCCCGACCACCGCCGACTAATTCCGAGGCACCGCATGAGCGCGTTCGTAGCGGGCGGCACCCCCAACGCCCCATACCCCATCAGCAACGCCGACTTCTGGCCAGAGATCGACGGCCAGAAACTGCGCACCGCCATGCGTATCGACTCCAGCGTCACCGACGACCGCCTGGAGGTCGCCACCGTCAACGCCATGATCGAGGCCAACCGCGAGCTGGCCGACTACCGCGCCGCCCGCCAGGCCGAAGGCCACGCCACCCTGGGCGACGTGCCGGCCGAGAAGATCCAGGGCGAAAGCCAGCTGCTGCACCTCTACCGCCGCATCGTCTACTGCCGCGCCCTGGCCGAGCTGATCGAGCGTTACCGCAGCTACGACGCCACCAACAGCGGCGAGCAGAAAGTCACCGAAGAAGAAACCAGCCCCGACCAGCTCCGGCGCGACGCCCGCTGGGCGCTGCGCAACATCCTCGGCGAGAGCCACAACACCGTGGAGCTGCTCTGATGCCCACCGTCATCGCCGCCCAGGGCGACACCGTCGACAGCCTCTGCTGGGACTACTACGGCCGCACCGCCGGCGTTACCGAAGCTGTCCTCGACGCCAACCCAGGCCTGGCCGACCTCGGCCCGATCATCCCCCACGGCACCGCCGTGACCCTGCCAGACGCCCCCCCGCAAGCCGAACAACCGCAAGTGGTGAACCTATGGAACTGACGATCTACAAGACCACGGGCATGGGTACGACCCACGAACAAAACACACCGATCTTCCTGGCGCTCTACAAGGGCAAGGGCCAACTGTTCAACGCCCTTATCCGCGCCTGGACGGGCTCCATTTACAGCCACTGCGAGCTGGTCATGCCGGACGGCCGCTGGCTGTCCGCCTCGGCCATGGACGGCGGCGTGCGCGCCAAACACATCGACTACAAGCCCGAACACTGGGAGCTGATCCCCGTGCCCTGGGCCAACGCGCGCTGGATCGAGGAAGTCTTCGAGCGGCACCAGGGCAAAGGCTACGACTGGGCAGGCATCTTCCTCAGCCAGCTCCTGGGCAGCGGCCTGCACAGCGAACGCCGCATGTTCTGTAGCGAGTTCTGCGCCGTCGCCCTGGGCTTTACCGGCATCGGCCAGCGCTTCAGCCCCGTACTGCTGGGTGAAACCGTGCACCGCATCAACCGGCTGCCGTTCGTGCAGCTTCCCCACTCGCTAGCCGAGGGCCACCCGGATGCCAAACATGCCTGACCGTCCTGAAACCTGGGCCTGGCTGCTTGCCTGGCTGGAACACCACCACCCTCTGGTCTATGCCGCCGTGCTGTCCGCGTCCATCGCCTCTGCCCGCTTCATCTACAGCGGCGGCGCCGTCAGGCGCGCCTTGGGCGAAGGCTTCATCTGCGGCCTGCTCACCCTCGCACTCACCAACGGCCTGCCGTGGCTCGGCGTGCCCGTCGAGTTCGCCCCCTTCTTCGGCGGCCTGGTCGGTCTGATCGGCGCCGACGGCATCCGCACCGGCCTCAAACGCCTCTACAGCAGAAAGGTAGAAACCCTATGAACAAGCCCACCACCCTGGAGCACGGCTCCAAAGGCCAGGCAGTCCTGGCACTGCAGAAGGCCCTCAACGCCGCCGGCGCCAAACTGTTCGCCGATGGCGACTTCGGCGACGAAACCGAGAAAGCCGTCCGCGCCTACCAGCTCAAGAAAGGCCTGGTAGTCGATGGCCGCGCCGGCGAAAAGACCCTCGCCGCCCTGGCCGGCGCCGACTGCAGCAAGCTGCTCAACAACGCCACCCTCGTCGCCGCAGCCGCGCGCCTGGGCGTGGAGCTGGCCACCGTCTACGCCGTCAACGAGGTGGAAAGCGCCGGCGCTGGCTTCCTGGCCAACGGCAAACCCAAGGCCCTGTTTGAACGTCACGTCATGCACGCCCGCCTGGCCCTGGTGCGCAACAAAGGCGACGACGCGGCCGCCCTGGTTGCCCATGCCGATCAACTGGCCCTCACCTACCCCAACCTGGTCAGCCGCAAGCCGGGCGGCTACGCCGGCGGCACTGCCGAGCACCAGCGCATCGCCCAGGCCCGCATGCTCGACGCCCTCTGCGCCGACGAGTCCGCCAGCTGGGGCGCGTTCCAGATCATGGGCTACCACGCCACGCGCCTCGGCTATGCCAGCGCCGCCGAGTTCGTGCGCCTCATGCACCAGGATGAAAACCAGCAGTTCGAGGCCTTCGTCCGCTTCATCGAGAAAGACCCGGCATTGCTCAAGGCCCTCAAGGCCAAGAAGTGGGCGGCCTTCGCCGAGGGCTACAACGGCCCGGCCTACGCCCGCAACCTGTACGACGTGAAGCTCGAACGCGCCTACCAGCGGCACGCTGACTGCGGCTGTGGCCAGAAGGTCGCCGCGTGACCACCCTGCGCCAGGCCCTCTACGGCGCCGCCCTGCTCGGCGCCCTTGGCCTGCTGCTGTGGGGCACCTACCAGCAGAGCCAGGCCGCCTCGGCACGCGCCGAGCGCGACGCCCAGCTCATCGACCAACTCAAGCAGCGCAGTGCCCGCCAGGCCGCCAGCATCGTCCGCCTCGGTGGCGAGCTGGCCGACCTGCGAGTCGCCCAGCAGGGCATGCAAACGGCACAGGCCGACGTGCGTAGGCAGCACGCCACCAGCCAGATCCAGAAACAGGAGATAAGCCGCAATGACCCGAGTTTTAGTGATTGGAGGCGGCAGCCTCTGCCTGATGCTGCTCGCAGGCTGCATGAGCGTCCCGCCCTTACCGGAGCCAGTGGTTACCGTGACTGGCTGTCCCGCCGTAACGCCCTGCAGCCTGCTGCCGGCAGCGCCGCAGAATAACGGCGACCTCAGCGACGACAGCGACTACCTGGCCGCCGCCTGGGCCGAATGCGCCGCCCAGGTCGACGCGGTATACGAACACCAGCAGCAACAGCCGAGGGCTGCCCCGTGAACAAACCCAACAGCCTGCGCGACCACCTGCTCGCCGCTGACCCAACCCTCGCGCAGAACCCCGAGCGGCTGCTCGTCTTCATCGACGAGGGCAACATCCGCGCCACGGCAGCTCCGGGGCTGTCGTTCGAATGGCTCTACACCCTCAACATCATCATCACCGACTACGCCGGCCACCCCGACAACATCGCCATCCCGCTGCTGGCCTGGCTGCGCCGCAACCAGCCCGACCTGCTCACCAACATCGAGAAGGGCAAAGACGCCATCGGCTTCGAGGCCGACATCCTCGGCAATGACAAGGTCGACCTGTCCATCACCATGCCCCTCACCGAGCGCGTGATCGTCAAGCGCCTGCCGGACGAAAGCCTCGAAGTCACCCACCCGCCCGAGCCAGACTTCGGGCTATGACCGACAATCTAGAAGCCCTCGAAGACTGGGCAGGCGCCCTGCTGGCCAAGCTCAGCCCCGCCGAGCGGCGCAAGCTCACCACCCGCATCGGCCGCGACCTGCGCCGCAACCAACAGCAGCGCATCGCCACCCAGCGCAACCCGGACGGCACCCCCTACGCCCCACGCAAGGCCCAGGCGCTGCGCAGCAAACAAGGGCGCATCAAGCGCCAGATGTTCGCTCGCCTGCGCCGGGCCAAGCACCTGCGCCTGCAGAGCACCGCGGATTCCATCGCAATCGCCTTCACCGGGCGTATCGCCCGCATCGCCAAAGTTCACCAACAGGGCCTTCGTGATCGCCCCGGCCGAGGTCAGGCCGAGGTGCAATATGCCAAGCGCGAACTGCTCGGCTTCGCCAATACAGATCTGGAGCTGATCCGATCTACCCTTATCGCTTATATTGTCGGCTCAAGGAGCAGTTGACAAAACATCTAAAACCCAGGAATGCATAGTGACAACGCCAAACATCCACATCGACCAGCAAGAGTTTGTAGACTTCCTAGAGAGCTTATTTAAAGCGGAAAATTTCACTGTAGACCCCGTATCAACAACGCCTAACGCATTAAATCCCTTCCGGCAGCCCGATCTTGTCCTAAGAAAGGACTCAAGAAGATACTTAGTTAGCGCCAAGCACTACAGAACCCGAATATTTCAAGCCGACTTAATACTCGCAGCCGCGCGACAGCTCTCATTAATTTCGATTCCATACCCAAGATCAGAAAAAATACTAGCAGTCAACGTTGCGGTCCCGTTTCACCTAAGAGACGAACTGGCCAAAAAATATAACACAATACTCCTAGACAAAAATGAACTGGGAAATCTTACATCCAAACACCCAAACCTGATACCCAACTACTTCGCGACAACAAATACACCATCGTTTGCATTTGAACCTGAGACAGTTCTGCCAGAGTACAAGATTCATGAACCCCCGAGCGTGGGTGATGAGCCCAACCCTTTAAACGAGAATATCCAGACCGAGAACCACGCAAACGCGAACAATGACCCTACGCCCTCCGAACTGCCTGGCGATAAATTAATTACACAACTAGCCACTATTAAGCGCGGCAAGGACGAGTGGCAGAAATTTGAAAAAATTTCACTCGATATACTGAAATACTTATTCAGCCCTGCACTTGATAAGTGGAAAAAGCAAACAAAAACAACTGACAACTTAAATCGCTACGACTATGCATGCAGAATAAACTCAAACAATGCCTTCTGGGGTTTTCTCTCATCAAGATTAAACACACAATATTTATTTATTGAAATCAAGAACCATTCTAACGAAATCAACCAAGGACAAGTTCTAACGACAGAAAAATACCTAACAGATAAAGCGCTACGGCGTGTAGCCATTATAATTTCTCGCGCAGGCGCCAGCGATAGTGCTTTAAAAATAGCTCAAGGCGCGATGCGAGAAAGTGGAAAACTGATACTAATACTTGGAGACAATGAAGTAATTGAAATGCTCAAAGCTAAGGATGCGGGTAACGACCCAAGCGATTACCTTTATGACTTGACCGATGAGTTCCTGCTCAGTCTTCCACGATAAACCTGTAAGGCCTGCATTACCGCTTAAGGAGCCGTTATGAAAAGAAGGAAGCGAACTCAAACCTCAGCAACTCCCAGCCCTCTCCCCAAGACTTCACTGGCGACTTCTGTAAAAGAGGTATTCGCCGCGCTGACAGCAGTATCGCTTTTTGTTAACGCAGTGCTTGGTGGGCTGGTGCTTTACGCCAATAATAAGGGGTTGTTTTCTGACTTAACCAATGACTTCTATGGTTGGCTCTATGAGGAGGAATATTGGAACGGCCTATTTAACAACTACCCAGAAGGTTATGTGGACATGGCCTCCATGGAGTTATCCGAAACCACCACCCAGCTTGTACTTACGAGCCATAGAGGCCAGATTGACGGCGTGATATCTGACCGTCGCCTGTGCCGGGTTGGTTTTCCTCATGGCTACAAACTGCTAAAGGGAGAGATATCTCTTTTTGGAAATAGTGCCACGGTAATCGCCTGGGACGTAGAGAAAGGTTATCCCGTAGATTATGCGGAGTTCTCTATTAATAGGGAGGGAGTAGTAATAGAGGTTACACCAAAGCAGAATTCTCGCTGGCTCGGCGATGAAACGTTAAGACTTGCCCAGCACCCCGACATGGACACTGACCAAGCAATGCAGAATTTACATCCATTCTGCTTTACCCCTGACGAGGAGGCTCCCTATCTGCATTGGCCTGATCTTCTCAAGAAACCTGAGAGCAAGAAGCCAAATGAAAGAAAACCCGTAGAGGAGTTGAAGGGGTCGGATTCAGCTTTCAAATAGCTAACGCTACTGAAATTACCTTGCCCATCCCCCATGCGAATGCCCTGTTGATCTGATCCTGTACCTCGCCCCGCTACAGGGGCCACCGCGTGCACCCCGCGCGCGTGAGCCGCAGCATCAGCGGCATGAACAGCCTCGCCGAACTCGCCCGCCTCATAGAAAACCTGATCCGCTTCGGCACCGTCGAAGCCGTGCAGGTCAAACCGCCTCGCGTGCGCATCAAAACCGGCAGCATCACCACCACCTGGCGCCCCTGGCTCAACCTGCGCGCCGGCGAGGACCGCGAGTGGGACCCGCCCACCGTAGGCGAGCAAGTCATCCTCTTCAGCCCCTCCGGCAACCTCGCCCAGGGCGTGGCCCTCACCGGCCTGAGCAGCGACCAGCACCCGGCCAACGGCGACCGTGAAGGCCTGCACCGCCGCACCTACCGCGACGGCGCCGTGATCGAGTACGACAGCCTTGCCCACCACCTGCGCGCCACCCTGCCCGGCAGCGCCGAGCTGATCGCCGCCGGCAACATCACCCTCAACAGCGGCGGCAACATCCAGATCGCCGCCGCCGGCAACGTCGCCATCACCGGCGCGCGTGTGGACCTCAACTGATGCCGGCCGTAACCCGCAAGGGCGACAACTGCACCGGCCACGGCTGCTGGCCACCGCGCCCCAGCACCGGCGCGAGCCCGGACGTATTCGTCAACGGCATCGCCGTGCACCGCCAGGGCGATGCCTGGGCGGCGCATACCTGCCCGACCATTCCCGAAACGCACGCCAGCGTGCTTGCCGCAGGCAGCGGCACCGTATTCGTCAACAGCAAGCCGATTGGCCGCATCGGTGACCCTGTCGCCTGCGGCAGCAGCGTCGCCGCCGGCTCGCCCAACGTCTTCGCTGGGGGCTGAGCATGATCGGCATGAACGCCCGCACCGGCCGCACCATTACCAGCCAGCAGCACCTGGCCCAGTCCATCGCCGACATCACCACCACCCCGGTGGGCAGCCGCGTTATGCGCCGCGAATACGGCTGCCACCTCGCCAACCTCGTCGACTGGCCGCTTAACGCCGCCACCCGCCTGCAGGCCTATGCCGCTGTGGCCACAGCCCTCATGCGCTGGGAGCCGCGCATCCGCCTCAGCCGCGTGCTGCTCACCCCCGGCACCGTGGCCGGCCAAGCGTTCCTCGACGTGGAAGGCACCATCACCGACACCAACGAGCCCTTGAGCCTGCGCGTACCCGTCAACCTGGGGGCTGCCGCATGACCGTCACCTTTACCCCCATCGACCTCAGCCAGCTGCCGGCGCCGAATGTCGTCGAGCCCATCGACTTCGAGGCCATCCTCGCCGAGCGCAAGGCCTACGCCATCAGCCTCTGGCCCGCCGACAAGCAAGCCGAAGTCGCCGCCACCCTGGCCCTGGAGTCCGAACCGCTCACCAAGCTGCTGCAGGAAAACGCCTACCGCGAAACCCTCTGGCGGCAGCGCGTCAACGAGGCCGCACTCGCCGTGCTGCTGCCGTTCGCCAGGCGTGCCGACCTGGAGCAGATCGGCGCGCGCTTCAACGTCGCCCGCCTGGTCATCGTCCCGGCCAACCCGAGCGCGGTACCGCCCGTGGCGGCGGTCATGGAAGAAGACGACAGCCTCCGCGAACGCATCCAGATGGCCATGGAGGGTATGAGCACCGCAGGCCCTCGCAACGCCTACATTTTCCACGCTCGGGGAGCGGACGGCCGCGTTGCTGACGCCACTGCGATCAGCCCCTCGCCAGCCGTGGTCGTTGTCACTATCCAGAGCGCCCTCGGTAACGGCGCGGCCCCTCCAGACTTACCAGCCATCGTCTATGCCTACCTCAGTGACGAAGACCGCCGCCCAGTAGCCGACCGTCTCACCGTGCAAAGCGCAGAGGTGCTGCCCTACCAGGTCAACGCCGTGCTGCACCTCACCAGCACCGGCCCCGAGGCCGAGCCGATCCGCGCCGCCGCCCTGGCCCGTGGCCTGGCCCTGGTCAACCGGCGCCGCCGCCTGGGCATGGAAGTGAACCGCTCCGCGCTGGACGCCGCCCTACACATCGAAGGCGTCAAGCGTGTGGACCTGGAAGGCTGGGTAGACGTCGTCGCCACCCTCACCCAGGCACCCTACTGCACCGAGTTCAACGTCACGGTGGCCGAGTAATGGCCGCCCGCCTGCTGCCCGGCAACGCCAGCGAGCTGGAGCGCAACGCCGCCCAGGCCCTGGCGCAGATCGAGCGCGTGCCTGTACCGCTGCGCGACCTTTGGAACCCAGACACCTGCCCCGTCGAGCTGCTGCCGTACCTGGCCTGGGCCTTTTCGGTTGATCGCTGGTCGCCGGCCTGGCCCGAGAGCGCCAAGCGCGCTGCCATCCGCAGCGCCTACTTTATCCACTCACGCAAAGGCACCATCGGCGCGCTGCGCCGTGTCGTCGAGCCCTTGGGCTACCTGATCGAGGTGCGCGAATGGTGGGAGGAAGTGCCGGCCGGCGTGCCCGGCACCTTCCGCCTGCTGATCGGCGTGCTCGACACCGGCATCGACGAAACCATGTACCAGGAGCTGTCCTGGCTCATTGATGACGCCAAGCCCCTGAGCCGCCATCTGATCGGCCTCGCCATCGGCCTGGAGACGCGCGGGCGCACCTATATCGGCGCCGCTGCCATCGATGGCGAAGTCGTCACCGTCTACCCCTACGCCCCCGGCCCAATCGAAGTCAGCAGCCCTGCCGTGCTGCTCGGCGGCGCCGCCCACACCATCGACACCATGAGCGTCTACCCATGAGCCAGACCTATTTCGCCATTCTCACTGATCGCGGCGAGGCCAAGCTCGCCAACGCCCAGGCGCTGGGCACCCAAGTGCAGTACAGCCACATGGCCGTGGGCGATGGCAACGGGAACCTGCCCGTGCCCGACCGCCTGCAACCCGCCCTGGTGCGCGAGCAGTACCGCGCCGGTCTCAATGAGCTGAAGGTCGACCCGCTCAACGCCAGCCAGATCATTGCTGAGCTGGTCATCCCCGAGAACATTGGCGGCTGGTGGATTCGTGAAATGGGCATCTATGACGCCGATGGCGACTTGGTCGCTGTGGCCAACTGCCCGCCAAGCTACAAGCCGCAGCTGGCCGAAGGCTCTGGCCGCACCCAGGTGCTGCGCATGGTGCTGATCGTCGCCAGCACCGCTGCCGTGCAACTCAAGATCGACCCGTCCGTGGTGCTGGCTACGCGGGCCTATGCCGACAGCCTGATCGCCGTGCACATGCTCAGCGCCGACCCGCACCCGCAATACAAGACCGAGGTAGCCACCAAGGAAGAAGCCGAGGCCGGCGTCAACAACGTCAAACGTATGACCCCGCTGCGCGTGCTCCAGACCCTGCGCTCTGTCGTTGCGAACGCTACAGAGACGCTGCGCGGCGTGATTCGAGTGGGTACCCAGGCAGAGGTGGACGCGGGGGCGCTGGATTATGTCGCTGTTACACCGAAGAAGCTATTCAACGGCGCTCTCATCATCAGCAGCACCTACATGGCCCTCAAATTGCCGACCTGGCTTGGCGGATGGGTGTTCCAACGCGGCAGCGTTTCTCTAGCGGCGGAAGGCGGGGCTCATTCCGTTTCGGTGACGCTACCTATCGCATACACCACCTCTTACTCGCTAGGCGCAACATTCTGGTACGCCGGCAGCCGCGTGGAAAACGGCAACGTAGCCCAGCCACGAGACAAAACGCTGACCGGGTTCACCCTCGATAACCAATGGGTAGGAAGCGGTAACAACCTAGCCGGCACCATCGACTTCTTTACGTTCGGCAAGTGAGGCCACAATGACCATCTATGCAAAATGGATCGCGGCAGATAGCCGCTTTGCCTTCTCCCCTGACGACAACGGCGGCGTCGCTATCGAACCCGCCCGCCATATCGAACTGCTCGACGCCCTTGCCGCCGGCAAACAGCTGACCCCAGATGGCAACGGCGCCCCAGCCATCACCGCCCCCGCAGCCTACGTGCCAACGGTCGAAGACCTCTGCAACCGTATCGACACCGCCGCCGACCGCGCCCGCTCTGCCGTAGCCGGCGACCCGCTGCGTGCAGTCGAGTACGACCGCGCCCGCCTGGCCGCTGAGCAATTCGCCGCCGCCGGCTACGAGGGCGAAGTGCCTGCCATGGTCGCCGCCTGGGCAATCAACGGCCGCACGGCGCAGCAAGCGGCCGACAGCATCCTCAACGAAGCGGCCGCCTACACCAACGCCCTGGAGCGGCTGCGCACCGCACGCCTGGCCGCCAAGGAGCAAATCCGCGCGCTGATGGCCGCCAACCAGGTCGAACAAGCCGAGCACGTCGCAAACCAGACCATCGCCGCCATCGAGGCCGCCGTCGCCGGTATCGGCAATAACGCATGACGCAACGCGCTGGGTTGGATAGCCTTATTCCTTGGATTCTTAAAGAGTTACGAGCCATGAATCAGGTTGTTCCGCGCAAGCGCCCCAAAGAGCCCACAAGGTTCGAACGTTTCTGTAACCTCCATGAAACCAACGTACTCATGCCATTCGTGGTTTGCGCTCTTAATGCAATGGGACTGGGTGTTGTTGATCGCTTGATGTCGAAACGTGCGGCCGACTTTACGTTCAAGCGAATGGAGACCCTGCTTTATGAGGTTGAAAGCAGAATCGACAAGAAGCTTGCGGAGCCACGTTCAGAAAACTTTTTCCCTGCTCTGAACCAAGTGGTCCAAGACATTCTTCAAACACCCAGTGAAGAAAAATTGAAGCGCTTCGCCACCGTTCTTGCTGGTACCTGGAATGAACAAGCCTCTAAATGGGATGAAGTGGCCCAGACACTTCGACTTATCCGGCACTTTGAGGATGCTCACATCCTTATTCTCCGAGCAGCGCAGGAACTCAAAGATTCGGAGACCGCAGAGTCCGGATTGAAAACTTTCCGCATTGGTACAAAGGGCTACCCGCAGAGCGTGGATATCGGCACCCTAATGCCAGTTATGGACACCATGCTTATGGCATCTTGCGCCTCAGACCTAGTCGCCCATGGCCTACTCAATGATTCATTTGATATTTCTGGGAGCACATTTGGAAGCACTCGAAGTGCACCTTCCGAGACACCTAGAGCCTTCAGTATCACCCCTCTGGGAACGTGGCTGCTAAGCCATTTGAGCCAGTAGAACTCTTTAGTTAAGCCCCGCCCAGTGCGGGGCTTTTTTGTGCGTGCCCTGTACCGCGCCCCGTTACAGCCCCCGCCGCTCGCGCCGCTTGCGCGCGCGCGTCACCCTCAAGGCTCACTGCAACGGCACCACGCCACCAGGAGCTAGCCCATGTCCACCGAATATCACCATGGCGTGCGCGTCCTCGAACTCAACGAAGGCACGCGCCCCATCCGCACGATCTCCACCGCCGTGGTGGGCATGGTCTGCACTGCCAGCGATGCCGACCCCGAGGTCTTCCCGCTCAACAAACCCGTACTGCTCACCAACGTCCTGAAGGCCTCCGGCAATGCCGGCGAACTCGGCACCCTGGCGCGCAGCCTGGATGCCATCGCCGACCAGACCAAGCCCGTCACCGTCGTGGTTCGCGTAGCCGATGGCGAAGGCGCCGACGACGCCGCCAAACAAGCCGACCAAACCACCAAGATCATCGGTGGCGTCACCACGGGCGGCCAATACACCGGCCTCAAGGCCCTCATGGCAGCAGAAGCACAGCTCGGCGTGCGCCCGCGCATCCTCGGCGTGCCGGGGCTCGACAACCTGCCAGTCACCACCGAGCTGGCCGCCATCGCCGAGCAAATGCGCGCGTTCTCCTACGCCAGCGCCTGGGGCGCCGACAACGTATCCGAGGCCATCGCCTACCGTGAGGGCTTCGGCTCGCGCGAGCTCATGCTCATCTGGCCCGACTTCATCAACTGGGACACCGCCAGCAGCACCAGCGCGCCGGCCGCAGCCGTCGCCCGCGCGCTCGGTCTGCGCGCCAAGATCGATCAGCAAGTCGGCTGGCACAAAACCCTGTCCAACGTGGCCGTCAACGGCGTCACCGGGCTGTCGCGTGACGTGTACTGGGATCTGCAAAACCCCGCCACCGATGCCGGCCTGCTCAACGCCAACGAAGTCACCACCCTGATTCGCCGCGACGGCTTCCGCTTCTGGGGCAACCGCACCACCAGCAGCGACCCGCTGTTCGCCTTCGAGAACTACACCCGCACCGCCCAGGTGCTGGCAGACACCATGGCCGAGGCCCACTTCTGGGCAATCGACAAGCCCATGCATGGCAGCCTGGTGAAAGACATCATCGAAGGCATCAACGCCAAGTTCCGCGAGCTGAAAACCGGCGGCTACATCATCGACGGCCAGTGCTGGTTCGACCCGGACGCCAACGACAAAGACACCCTCAAGGCCGGCAAGTGCTTCATCGACTACGACTACACCCCCGTGCCGCCGCTTGAAGACCTCACCCTCCGCCAGCGCATCACCGACCGCTACCTCATGACCTTCGCCGAAAGCGTCAACGCGGCCTGACCCATTCACCCGCGCGGCCCGGCCGCGCCGTAGGAGAGCAACACCATGGCGCTGCCCAAAAAGCTCAAGCACATGAACATCTTCAACGACGGTAACAGCCACCAAGGCGAGGCCAAGACCGTCACCCTGCCCAACCTCACCCGCAAGCTGGAGGCCTTCCGCGCCGCCGGCATGGACGGCCCGGTCAAGGCTGACCTCGGCCTCGGTGACGACGGTATTCAGCTCAGCTACACCCTCGGTGGCTGGTCGCTGATCACCCTGCGCCAATACGGCGCCGTGCGCGCGGATGGCGTCCCGCTCCGCTTCATGGGCTCCGTTCAACGCGACGACACCGGTGAGGTCAGCGCCGTGGAAGTCGTCGTGCGCGGTCGGCATGAAGAAATCAACTTCGGCGACGCCACCCCCGGCGAAGACACCGAGCACGAAATCACCACCACCTGCACCTACTACAAGCTCACCGTAGACGGCGAAGTGCTCATCGAAATCGACCTGCTCAACTTCGTCTTCATCGTCGACGGCACCGACCTGCTCGAACAGCACCGCCGCAACATCGGCCTGTAACCCGCATAACCCACCCCGATGCCGGCAGCGCTGCCCCCGCAGCGTGCGCCGGCCCTTACACCTGAAGGAGCCCACCCATGGACAACGACACAACCAAGCAGCAGCCGAAAGGCGAGATTGCCGCCCCAGCCAAGAACCCCAACGAGGCCACCGTCACCCTCGATACCCCCATCGTGCGCGGCACCCAGGAAATCAAAGAAATCGTCCTGCGTAAGCCGAAAAGCGGCGAGCTGCGCGGCGTCGCCCTGGTCGACCTGCTGCAAATGGACGTGCTCGCCCTGCGCAAGGTCCTGCCGCGCATCACCACCCCCAGCCTGACCGATCACGAGATCGGCAACATGGACCCAGCCGACCTGGTCGACTGCGCGGGCAAGGTGGCGGCTTTTTTGCTGAAGAAGTCGGCGAGGGAAGCTGTCCTCGACGCGTAGACGACGCCATGGCGGACATCGCCATGGTTTTCCATTGGGGGCCGGCGGATATGGACCCGCTCGGCCTGGCAGAACTGATCGACTGGCGAGAAGAAGCCAGGAAGCGTTGGGAGCGGCAGCATGGCCAATGATTTGAAAATGGAGGTCATCCTCCAGGCGATTGACCGTGCCACCCGCCCCATTCGCGCCATCACCCAGGGCAGCGTGGGCCTCGGCCGCGCCCTGAAAGACTCCCGCGACCAGCTCAAGGCCATGCAGGCCCAGCAGCGCGACATCAGCAGCTGGCGAACCATGCGCACCGCCGCCGGCCAAACCGAGCAATCGCTCCAGCAAGCCCGCGACCGCGTCAAGGAACTCGGCCGCCAGATGGCCGCCAACGGCGTGCCCACGCGACAGATGCAACGCGACCTGCAGGGCGCCATCCGCGAGGCAACCAAACTCAAGCGCGAGCACCAGGAGCAACAAACCCAGCTCCAAGGCCTGCGCGGCAAGCTCAGCGCCGCCGGCATCAGCACCCGCGACCTGAGCACGCATGAGCGCGAGCTCCGCAGCCGCATCGAGCACACCAACAAGAGCATCGCCGACCAGACCAAGCGCATGCAGGCGCTCAGCCAACAGACCAAGCGTCTGGCCCAGGCACGCGCCCAGTACGACAGAACCCAGCGAGTGGCCGGCAGCATGGCCGGCTCTGGTGCCGCTGGCCTGGCCTCCGGTAGCGGCATTCTCTACGCCGGGGCGCGCCTGCTCGCGCCGGGGCTCGACTTCGACGCCAGCATGTCCAAGGTGCAATCGCTCACCCGGCTGGACAAGAACAGCCCCGAGCTGGAAGCCCTGCGCGAACAGGCCCGCCAACTGGGGGCAAGCACTCAGTTCACCGCCGGTCAGTCCGCCGACGCCCAGGGCTTCCTAGCGATGGCGGGGTTCAACCCGCAGGCCATCCGCGCAGCGATGCCTGGCATGCTCTCGCTCGCCAAAGCGGGCGACAGCGAGCTAGCCGAAACCGCCGACATTGCCTCCAACATCCTCACCGGCTTCAACCTGCAAGCCAGCGACATGGGGCGCGTCGGTGACGTGCTGGTCGGCGCCTTCACCCGATCCAACACCAACCTGCAGATGCTCGGCG